ACGCTGGTGTGATTGGTAGAGGTGATATTAAACTCTACTCATCATTCGGTCCTGAAGAAGTTCTAACAATTGGCAACAAAGTTACATTTGCTGTTGATGTTTATGGTGATGCAGAGATAAGTAACTCTCTTACAATTAGAGGAACTGCTGCTGAGTCACCATCTAAGAGTGCACAGTTTAATCTAACTAATCTTGGTGTTAACGGTGCAAATACATTTACAATTAATAGAGATCAATCTATTGATGCATTTGGATTAACTAACTTCTATACTAAGACTGGTGGTAGACACTCACGTTACATTTCTACTGGATCTGATGTCACTGATCTAAATCTAAAAGCGAATGTAACATACTTCGTTAATGTAACAGATCAAAGTAACTTGATTGTTTACTTACCTGAGACACCAACTACAGGTGATGAAGTTAGAGTTGTTGAAGTTGGTGGAAACCTTGGTTATGATACCATGTTGATTGTTAGAGCATTGACTCCAAATACTAGAGTACAAGGAGATTCAACTGGAACTACAATCGGATTGAGTGGTACTACACCATATAATTCAGGTGAACTTGTAGTACAGACAGCAAACGCTGGATTTACATTGGTATACCTAGGAGGAACGGATTCACAAGGCACCATCGTTTCTTCCTCTGTACAAGGATGGTGGCTAAGGGAGGTTTAATAAATGACATTCTATAATAGAATCAAATCAGGGAAACTTGCTCCAATAGGCACAATAATGCCTTGGGGCGGTTCTTCTCAATCAGGACAAAGATTAGATAATATACCTGCAGGTTGGATTGTGTGTAGTATGACTAATGCTACTCTCAATGCTGCAGATTATCCTTTGCTTGCTGCTACATTAGGTAATGAATACGGTCCATTCCCAGAAGATGGTAGTGGATTCGTTAATGGTGTTAATTTTGGTGTTGTTAATGATTTTCCATACAATAAAGATGGAGCTCTTGGTCATATTGATAGATTTGGTTTACCTAATCTAAATCAGCTTGCATTAGTTGATATTGAAGGACAAAGACAACAACCTAACAGCAGTAGTCTTACTGGTGCAGATAAGATTGAGATGGGTCAGTATATTGGTGAAAATGGACCTGATGCAACACAACCTCCAACACTTCTTAGTTCTGATGTAGATATTACATTTACAATAGAACCATCTAGTCAACTTGCTGGTAGGATAACTGGTATTACAATGGATGATCCTATCTATTTTGATACTTCTTATGTTGTACCTAGAAAATTGGGTGTAGATCACATACCAGAGCACTCACATAAACCTGCTACTACTGCAGAATTTGATCAGTTCTGGGGTGCATATGCTTTTGGTAATGGAGTACAAGAATTTGTTCCAGGTGCATCAGAAAAGGATAAATCTCCAGATTATGGTGCTGTTGCTCCTGCTGGTCAAAAAACAGGATCAGAGGCACTTAGGTGGAAACCAGGTGAAAAGAATATTTCATGGTGGGATGAATTTGATGGTGGAATAAGTTTGCCAGATGGTAGCGGTAATGTTTACATTAACCCTGAATTGGAAATGATACCTGCTATGCCAGTATCTGCGAGAGCAATACCACAGAGATTCTATCATTATGATGACAACTTTGCTTATAATGATGACAATAGAGCATTAGAAAACGTTCAAAAATCGGCACATACAGGAGCATTCCCACCTGCTGGATATTATAATGGTAGAAGAAATTATTATGCATCAGTAGACATCCCTGAGAAACAAAGAGGTGAAACGATGCCATTAACAGATATTCAGGATACTATCTATGATCCTGCATTAGGCGAGTTACAACCAATAAATACAGCTGTAACGAATACGTTCACAACAACTTTAAATCATGTAGGAGAAGGTTGGGGGAGTACAGATTTAAAATCACATACTCATGATGCAATGGAAGTTAGTATGGCTAGAGGTAGTTTATCCATACCATCAACTATTCTTATTAATGATATTTCTACAGGAACTACAGCACCATTATCTGTAGCAACTGCATTAAGTATACAAATAAATGCAAACACACCTTCGTTAACAATGATGTACATCATCAGGGCATTCTAAGATGGCAAGTTTTTATAATAAAGAGAAAGCAAAACATGGAACTATGTGTGGTTCTATTATATCTTTCCCAGTAGAACTTACGGAGGTTGATCCTAAAGATCCTATTAATAGAAGATTATTACCTGCTGGTTATTTAAGATGTGACGGTAGTCTTTTATTTGCTAGTGAATTTCCAGAATTAGCAACAGTTTTGGGAGTAGGACAAGAAACAAAATTTTTAAAAGATGGTCAAGTTATTACTAATTTACAGTTTCAACTTCCAGACTTAAGGAATAAACATATTAGAGCTACGACATCATCTAACATTGGTTTGTATAATGACTTACAAATTACTGATGAAAATGGTTCAACGCAGTTTAAATCTGGTATTCAGTTAGATGTTGTTCAAAATATTGATAGTCCATATCAATTAAGTTATACAGGAGATTTTTATATACCACCACAAACAATAGAATTAAGAGGTGAACCAAGATTCACTGTTGATACTGGTGTATATACTGCATCTACTGAAACTCCTCATACAGCATTTCAACCACATTTACATAGATCAACAACTACTAGACACAGACAGAAAGATAATTCACAAAATTATTTTAGATCTAGACAGAAGAACTATGAAAAGACATTGAGTACATTGAATGTATGTCAGTGGTTTACTAATACTACTCAACCATTGTGTAGGCATGAGTGGGAGAATAGGATGCAGGGATCAACAACATATTTTGCAACCAATACTGTGATTGGTAACCTAAGGTATTCATATTATGGTGCATGTTTTAATGGTTGTCTTAACTTTGGTAGTGGTGGATATTGTTTATGGCCAGAGCAAGGATTGTGTTCTGATGAACCATCATCTTCTAACCAATGGCAGAACGTTAACTGGGATAATAGATTAGAAAACGCTGGTGATGATAAAGATTGTAGTCAAGGTGATGAAGGTGGTAACTCAGGAACAGTACAGTTTGGTAATGTTACTTATGAACCATTATTGTATCAGGAATGTAACTGTGGTCTAGTTTTATTTGGTGTTGACTTCTGTGACATGGATGGTCAAGGAAACTCAGCTGTTAACTCATCTGAATTGGAAAACTACGGTCCTAATATGAACTATCCAAGTAGTTGGGGATATGGTGGTAGTTCAAAGAACATGCCATTTTCTAGTAATGATACAGATAGTTATCAGCAAATACCAAGTGGAGTTGCAAACATAACTACAATTATTGGTGAGACTGGTAATGATGGTACTCATAGACACAGAATAAACTTTAATTCTGATGAAGAGCATTCATTTAAAATGATTACAAGAGCTACGTTTGCTAGAGCTGATAGTGGACTAGTTTCTAAGATTACTATTGATAAGAATACTTCTAAGAAGGCAGATAAATACATACAGCCATACATCGTAACCGAATATTTAATTAAAGTCTGATGGTACAATATAGGTCTCCTTACAAAAATTTTTATAGCGATAAAACAGGCTCCTATATGAGTATAGGTGCTATCGTTCCTTCGTTGGTAGATAGTTATTCTACTGATGTAGGTCAATCAATAACTGGTGAAGGTACTGGTGGTGAAGATCCATCATTTAACTACAGAAATTTTTTATATTGTGATGGAGAACAGTATGATATTAGGAGGTATCCATTATTATACGAAAAAATAGGTAATGATTATAATTTAACTACAGAAGCAACATCAAATAATGCTATAAGATCAGAGGCAACTGGTGCACCAGGTACAGTTTACAGAACATTTGTAGATAATGGTAATGTATATGCTGAGATACATTCGGAACCAATACCAAATTCTGTTGAGTACACAAGAGTAGTTCCAAATAATGCTCAATTAACATTTGAATTATTAAATGATTATCCTACTGCTAATGGACAGGTAGTACAAGGAGCACAATATATTCTAGAATATTCAGATACATTTCAATCACTTGCATCACAAGCTGATACTCATGTATTCAGGTTATTGTTAAATTATGATCCTGATAATAATGTAGGTGGTAGTCCAGGTGGTACTGTTACTTGGGTTATAACATCAATAACATTAATACAGACAGCAGATCAGAACTATCCTCTTATATTACCAGAGACTAATTATGGTACTGTACCTGCTTTGGATCCAGGAACTTATGATCCTTTAACTGGACAAGGATATCCTACAGGTTATTCTCAATATGCTAATGCTAACAATGATACACCAGCATTTTCATGGGCAAACTTAAGTGGTTTACCTGTTGGTGTTACTGTAGATACATACGAAATACTAATTGAAGATTTATCTACAGATGTAAGAACTAATTGGCATGTTCAGAATATACCAAATACATTTACAGGATTTAGTGTTAACCAGCAAATGCCTGGTGGTGTTGTACTACAACAAAATACTGTAGAACAATCATCTATTGGTTCTTCTCCTGTGTGGGTTAACAATGGTTATTCAGGACCACAACCACCAACAGGTGAGAAGCATATCTATAGATTCCATGTACAAGCAACATTAAGTAATTCACAGCAGATTTGTACATATCAAGATTTTACATCAGGTGGTGGATCATTAATACCATTATATAACAGACAACCACAGTTAACACAGAATTTTAATGTTACTGGTGGTAATTCTGGTATTGTAGACACAAGTTTGGATGTAATTATTGGTAGTTTAACTAACCAACCACGTATTAAAATAAGAAAAGCATTTAGTATTTCAGATTTACCACAGGTGCTTGGTCAGTTTAGAGTACCTGATTATAGAGATAGAAAGTTAATTGGATTTGGTCAAGGTGTTAATGGTTCTGGTACTCCTTTGGTAGGAGATAGAATCACTATGAATGTTGGTGACGTTGGTGGACAATGGTTTATTGGTACAGATACTATTGAAGATCCTGTTGAATTCTATGAGATAAGTGATGTTCTTACTACAGGATATGCAAACGTTACTACATTAGTTCAACCATACTTAACTGGTGAAAAGAACTATACTGTAGGACCGATTGAAGATTATATCTTTGCAAGACCACCAGAGCACTTACATAACTTATTGCATAGTGAACCAGATGAAATTACTGAAGCTAACGCAGAAGGTGTTGATAGTTTTACCACAGGATATGGTAAAGTAAAAGGATATATTGAGAACTTTATACCTAACCTACCTAGTGGAGAAACTTTAGGTCACTCTCATGGATTGTTAGGATACAGACCATTGAGTCCAAAGACTGCTACTTTTGGTAATGTAGAAGGTATTGGATCTAAAGAACAAACAAACGCATTAACAGATAAGACATGGGATATTGATAGTGCTGAGCTTACATGGACATTAAGTGGTAGTTCATTAATTACTTGGGGTAATGGGGTAGGAGAAGTTGGTGGATTTGTCAGTCCTGGTAGTGGAACACAGTACCTAGGATTTGGTAGTCCAGGAAATACTATATTCGCATCTCATCAAGCAACTAGAGATGCATCATTTACTTTAGATGTTGAAGGATATAGTCAGTTCTTTGCATTAGGAATTGCTGGTAATGATATTAATGGTGGTGAAAGATGTGATGATACCACTGATAATCTTAGAATAAGATTTACAGGTGCTGGTACTGCTCCAACATCAACATGGTATGAACTGATGGAATCTGCTGGTTCATATAATATAAACAATAATAGTGTTGGATTTGGTGCATATGATGCAAGTTATCAAGTATGGAAGAATAGAATAGTTGATATACCCACAATATATCAAGATGCTGCAGAACAACCTTTAACTATAGAAATACAACAGACATCTGATAGTAATGTATCAGGTTCTGATCCAATTGGTGAGTATAGGAGTTCCAATAATATTACTGGTACACTGAATAACCCTGCTGGTGCTGCTTTCCATCCTAATGGATATGATGCCTATGGTCTTGCAAAGATTGGATTAAGAGCAGGTCAATCTGGCAACTGGGATGGATGTTATAACTATAAAATTACAGAACCAGGATCACTTCCAATTGTTAGTGCTGCTGCTACTGCTGGTGTTATAACAGTAATATTTGTAGGTACTCATGAATTTGACATTGGTGATAATGTAATACTATCAAACACACAAACTAGTTTAGATGGTGCATATACTATTCTAGCAGCTAATTTTACAACATCATCATTCCAAGCATTGTGTGATGAAACTCAGTCTGCTGGTTTTGGTTCTGTTAGATTAGCGTCAGGATATTTTACTGAAGTTCCTGTTACACCAACACCAAGAGTTTGGGTAGTTGATGATAATACAACTATTGGTGGTAAAGAGATAATAGTTACTACACCAGGAACTGGTGAAGAAAGATTTTTAAACGTTTATGATAGTGGTACTGCAAACATAGCATCAACTGCAGGTGGAGAAAATATTACATCTTACACTCTTAGAATCGCTGGTGGTGGAGGTGGAGGAGGAGGTTCCTCAGGTTCAGGTGGAAATGGATTTGATTCCTCTGTAACTCTAACCGTTGATGGTAATCCATATACTGTTACTGCTGGTGGTGGACTAGGTGGACAAGCTGGAACTAATGGAGGACAAGGTGGACAAGGTGGTTCATGGACAGTACCTGCAGCTATATTCAATGATCCTAGATTTACTTTTAATGTTACTAGTAATGGTGACAATGGAAGCACTGGTGGTGTAGGTAATGGTGCAGTTCCTGCTGGTGGATTACCACCAATATCTGGATGGAATAATAAAGGTAATGGTGGTGCTGGTTCTTTTGATAATTTCTTAACTCAAGGATCTGCATCACAAACTTGGGCAACGGCATCTACTAGTTGGACACAAGTATATGGTCCTGCTTATAGTGCTGGTCAGAATTATGTTGAATTAACAGGATCATCTACTGGATCATGGGTAGCAACATGGCCATGTGGCATACAAATATCACCAGTTCGTACAGTTGATATTAAAACAACTGCAACTAATACTCCTAATGGTTTAGGACAAGCAAACTATTGGAAAGATATGCCATCTGTACAGTGTGGTTTAAATTGGGATCTTGGTGCTGGTACTCAGATTCAAGGTTCAACATTATTTGGACAACCAGATAGTTGGTCTACAATATATGGACCTAATGCTAGTGTACCAAATAACTTTATGGAAACCACATCAAATAGTGATGGTTTGGTTCTAGATGCTATTACTCCTGATGGTGCTAACAAATCTAACATGATGGGATTCCATTTTTATATGGATGGTGAGTTAAGAGCAATAAACCCATATGGAAGAAATGGTGCATCATATGAGAATGGTACATGGAACTATTGGGGTCCTTATAGATTTAAAGGAGGAAATCAGTTAGCAGGTACTTCTAACATTGCAATCGCTTTTGATACAAATGGAAACTTAGTTACTACTGGTCATGGTTATGCTCAGATAGATTTTCGTTTTGAATGGACTGATTCTTCAGATGCTGGATATGCATTAGGAACTGTATCATGGCAGATTGGAGGACAAACCGTATCATTTACTCAAAACCAAGGAGCAGGTTCAGGTTTAGATACTACTAGTTTTACTAACATAGCAGTATCAGCTAATACAACTTATCCTGTTACGATAACAGGTAATAATGCTGCTGGATTTACTCCTATCCCATCACCACCAGCATTTCCTGGTATATGTTTCAAGGATGCTGATGGAACTGATTGTAATGCTAAGGTAGAAGTTGTTGCTATCAACCAAGGACCACAAACTAGGTATGAAGTAGAAATACAACAGATGACCTTCCCATACTATGAACACTCTCCAACTCAAAGGTTTAGTGTTTGTGAAGTAGCTAACATACCTGGTTCTGCTGCATATAATAATACATCACAAATGAATTTTGTAACTGGAGTAAAAGAAGAACAATTACAAGGTGGTGGTGGAGGTGGAACATACACATATTATTATAATGGTGCAAGTGTTGGTAGTAACTCAGATGGTGCACAGATAGTAACTGGAGCTACTGCTGGTTCATTTAGATATAGTAAGGGAACTAGTGCAGGTACTGATCTATGGAATATTAGGGTAGAAGAATTAACTGTTACTGGTACAAATGTTACTAGTGGTAGTATTGATGTTAATGATATTATTGGAGTACCAGATGAAGAAATTGCTTCAATATCATATGTAGATTTTGATATTTCTGGTGGTGCTGGTGGTAATGGACCTGCTAATGGTATAGGAGGATGTGCTGGTGGTTATGGTGGTGGTACTGCATCTCCAGGTAGAAGGGTTACAGGAAGATTAAATAACTTCAATGGTGTACTTGATTGGGTTATAGGACAGCAAGGAGAACAAGGTGTAAACCAACAAGTAGGAGCAACAGGTGAACCAGCAGCTAATGGTGGTGCTGGTGCTGCTGGTGGAAATGGTGGAACTTCAGGATCAGGTGCATGGGGTAATGGTGGATCTGGTGGAGGTGGAGGTGGTGTCACGTCTTTAAATGTTGGATTTGGTCAAGCAATTGCTGGTGCTGGCGGCGGCGGTGGCGGCGGTGGATCAGGTGGTGGTTATAACGGTGCTGGTACTACTGACCCATGCTGGACTGGTGGTGCAGGTCTAGGACCAACAGCAAGTTTATATGAGAATAATCTATTCACATTCAATCCTGGTGGAAATGGTGGATCAAAAGGATGTACCTCTGGAGGAGGTGGAGGTGGCGGCGGTGGTGCTGGACCTACTGGTGGAGGTAATGGTGGTGCTGGTGGTGTCGCTGGTGCTGGTCATGTTAATACAGGTTCAGGATCTGGTGGTAATGCTGGTAGATCAGCAATTAGTACAACTTATGTCACATCTCCTAGTGAATCCTCTGGATCCACAGGTGGTGGGTATGTTACACTTACTGCATACTTTGAAGAAGATGGAGCAAACCCCTCTGGTGGTGGTGGAGGCGGTGGTGCTGCATTAAATATAGGAATTCAACCATTAACTACTTCAGATGATATATCAACATCATTCTTTGTTGAAGTTGGAAATGGTGGATCAGGTGGTGCAGGTAACCAAGGTGATCCTATACAAAATGGTAATTCAGGTAGAGTAGAAATAGGATGTTATGGTAGATTACCTGGCGATGATGATGTAGTTGGTATATCTGATCCTTCAGGTAGATATTATGAAGTTCCAAACTTCCCAGATGGTGCTTATGATATATCAGCAGCAGGTGCTGCATTTGAAGGTGCTGCAGCTAACATATGGCATTCATCAACTGATGATATGACTGTTGTTGGATCTGTTGGTGATAACTTTGCAGTTGCAACTAATATCAGTAATGGTATGTCTAATAGACATATTAGATACACTGGTCTTGGTAGTAGATTCTTGCAAATTGGTCCATTAAACTTACTCAATGCTAATAAGATTACATTTGGTATTATTAAAGGTAATGGATCTAATGGTGGTGAAACACCAGAAGAAGCAATAGATTGTTATTATAAGGTATCATTGGATGCCACATCTGAAAGTGTTCTTCAAGCTGTAGCAGACCCACAGTCTGTATCAACTTCAGGGTGGGCGAATTATAGTATTGATATTGATGAAGAAAGTGATGCAAGAATAAATGGTATCTATTTAATAATAAGACAAACAAGACCAGATGGTTCAGGAGATAACCCAAATGAACAAGGTGGATCTGTTAATGACAACTGGGGTCTTGCAATGTTTGGTGTTAGGTATGCAACATACTCTGAAAGAATATTTGTTCCAACATTAAATGCATCAATTCCTGGTAATGATGGTACTTGTGGACCTGAGGATGGTATTGATGAGATTAGGAGAGTAGTTACTGCGAGGGATTCTAATATTAGATTCACTGATGGTACATTAACTCTATCTACATCTACACCAATATCTGTAGCGGGTAGTGCAAGTGTTCAAGATAGTTTATCTCTAGTCACTAAATACCACCGTTCTAAATACATCATCAAAGCGATGTAGGATAAATAATACATAAAGAAAGAAATTACTGATGGCAACGTCTTCAACTGCACAAATGATTTTTAATGCCTTTGATAGGATAGTTTCTTATCAGGGTGTTAAAAAACAATTTAATGATGATTACTGGAATACTGAGATAGATCCAATCATCACACCTCTATGGAATTCTGATAAGGATCAATTGGAGTTGTTCGTCTATCATGTTGATGGTACATATTTAATACAACGTAGTAAGTATAAACGAGATCATAAGACTCAGACGAGTAAGTGGTCCAGTTATGAATTTGACCCAGCTGGTGTAGCTGAGTATGATGTAACAGCATTATTTGATGCGTTGAAAGAAAAGTTCTTTGATTACAAGGACATAACTGAGGCAGAGTATCAGAAGGCAGTTGAAAGAAAGATTGAAGAGACTAATATATTAACTTGGGAGAAAGTTAATCTTGTTAGAGTATTTCTTCTTAAAGATAGTGACTGGACACAGTTATCTGATAATGGATTAAGTGCAGATGAAGCAGCTGATTGGTTAGCATATAGAAAATGGATTAGAGACAATCCTAAGAAAGATTCAACAGGTGGAGATGCACAGAATGCAAATGATGTTATCTTCCCCATCACACCATCAGAATTTAATACAAGGAAAACACTTGGTCTTAGTGATAAAGCAATAGCAGCATATGGTCAGCAAGGTAATGACGAGGATTATCTATCAAGTACATATCATTTCTGGAAACTATCAACTAACTCGTTGAAATACTTCTCACAGAAGATGACCACGTATCTAGTTCTATCAACTATTACTCAAGCACAAGCAGAGTTTGGTACATTGGGTAGAATAGAGGTTGCTAAGTATAGAACTCAAGCAAATGCTCAACAGGCAGGTATACAGAGATATACAAACTATGATAGTTCACATGAAAGTCAGATGTCAGCAGAGACATTAGAAGCAGTGAACATGACTGATGCACAGATAGAAGCTAAGGGTGAAGAATGGTTAGATGGTTTGATTACACGTCTTGAAAATGGAGAACTATAAATGCTAGTATCAATGAATGCACAGAGACTATTTGAGGTAGTCCATTACTTTGCAAAGAATAAGGACAAATACATATTGGTTATTGATATATCTGATTGGTTGGCACTAGGTGATGCTAAGAAAGCAACAGTTAAAACATATTACGAGGATTTCATACCAACAGATGAGATTGGTGAAGTATTTGCAAATAGATATACATTCTATGAGTTTGATTCTCAAACACTTGCAATAGAGACAGCAGGTGATTGGTTCCCACTATCAACTGACTTAACAGATATGGAATACTTTGTTGAGTGCTATGTTATGAATCCAAGTGGGTCACAACCATATGGTAACAAAGTACCAGCAAATCCAGGTTGACACACACCTTGACGTGTGATAGAATTATTACATTAGCATTATTTGAATGACACAGATGACTGTGCCAGCTCCACATGAGCTGATGCATTATAAGATACAAGCAATCATCAGGGATAATGATATTCCTGAAGATCAGATAAGATATATTGGTGAACGTGAATATCCATCTGAATTCGTTTCACATCCAGAATTACATGGTACAATGCAGCATTGGTATGTTATTGATGATGAACATGAGGTTCCTGTATGTGATATAAGTAACTTTGATGCTGTTGATGATTAACATGACAACTAAACACGAAAAGCGTAGAGATGGTCTTACTCTTTTTTTAGAGTCTTTGCATAAACCTGATTCTAAATTAAGAGGTTGTGCTCATAACCAAGAATGTTACCATGAAATGATGGAATGGAAAGATGAAGTCATTCAATATCTTAAACATCGTCATCAAGAGGAGTTTGGATTAGATAATTACAAACCACCTGTATTGCCATCTAGATACTGATATGCGTACAGAGAAAGAACGCTTGTTGTCAGCACTGACGCAAATAAATAATGTCATTGAACTGACTAGTGATAATCAAGATAAAGATTTTATACTTGAACACTTAAACTCAGTAGAAACTGAATTACACCGTCAACTTTACCAACTCATATGTCATGAAAGAGAACGAATTCAAGGACGCAATCAACAACATATTAATGCTCCAGAATAATAATGATCACAACTTTCAAATTCTGCAAGCACAAATAGATAAGCTTAGTGCTCAACTGAAAGAACTCAATGATCTGAAAGAAATGTTCAGGTTACCTAATCCAGCAAACAAGGATAGGAAAGAGTTTGATGTCGTTGACTAATTCACACTACAACCCCCAAGTTGGTGACTATGTAGTATGGGAACGTACATACTGGGGTGGAACTCTTATAGATGAAGGTTGGGTATACTTTAAAGGTGATCCAGTAGAACCAAAGAGAGGGTTTCTAACACCTTCAAGATATATAACCATTGAAACTAACGTTAGGGATAAACCTAGCTGCATGTATTCTAGTGGTCAACCAATGCGACATAAAAAGATTCATACATTATTATTATGCAATGAATCTGAGTGGGATCAACTTAAATACATCAAGAATCGTAGAGAGACAGATGAAACTAAAGAAATTCATAGTTGATGATAAAATATATAACGAACGATTGGCAATATGCCATGGATGTGAGCATCTTAATAAAGTACAGTTAGATTACTGGAAAGGATGGATACCAGATAGAGAAGGTAGGAGGACTATTAAAGATGCTAGTTCTCTTGGTGTCCTTGATAACTGTAAGCTATGTGGTTGTCTAATGACCATTAAGGCAAGATTCTCAACTGCTGCGTGTCCTCATGATCCTAGAAAATGGGATACAGTGCAATAGATGGTGTGCCAGTTTACAAACTGTATAGATTTGTTCCGCATCCACTCTGTATGCACTATAATAATAAGGTAAAGACACGGAGGCATTAATGCAAGTTGAACTCTCTAAGGATCAACTCACTTCAATCCTAGATGCACTAATGGTTTACGAGAAGTCTGAACCATCACTATTCTACGCATTACAAACTAGATTACACACTTACAATCATCTTGAGAGTGGTGTAGAGCTAGAAAACGTGACTGCTGACTGGTATGACGCAGACGGTAACCTAATTCCTTAATTATTATGTTCCACGATCAATTCCAAGACGGTAAACTCCGCACTTACATAGATTCAAACGTACAAGATCCTTGGCAAGAAACACCATTCAAGGGTTATGTGTACATGTCACCCAAACAGAAGGGTGAATTTGGAGAGCGTTTTGTATCATATTATATGCAAGAGTTGGGTTATGCTATCAATAGAGCACCAACATCAACTGCTGGACATGATAGAGTAATTGATCAGATAAGAACAGAGATTAAGTTCTCACTTGCTACACGCAATAAGAAGGGAGGAGTAAATGTAGACCAGTTCATCATCAATCATGTCAGTAAAGATAAGGATTGGGAGAGACTGGTATTCTTTGGCATCAACCCAGATGAGGATGAGTGTAGACTAGTATGGTTTACTAAAGAAGATTTCCTTAATAATGTAGACTCTACTGATAGTTTGTTTGCTCACCAACAGGGTGGCAAGGGCATCAAGAATGATGATTTCATCTGTACTAAGGTGAAAGAACTATTAAAGCAGGATTGGGTGATGGATGTGTCACTATGGTAGACAGTTCACAAAGTGCACACTAGCTACTGACACAGACCTCCAAATATACTATTATATAAATGTTGAGAGGGATATGTGGTTCTACTGCCCCAAACCTACTGACTAGTCTGACTTAGAAGCAGACACATGACGTTGGTAGAAACCTATTACTGCACATGACAGATGGTTGAGCACACGCAAGGATCTATGGTTGTCTCTGTTCAGCAGAGAAATTACGTCCTGTAAGTCCAATGTGCAAGTGGTGGGGGTTCAGGTGTAAGCGATTCCCAGTAGGTAAATTTGGTCTCTTGGGTGAAACCCATTGTGCAGACCCACTCCCTCTTAACACCCTTTAAATCTAATTCCTTCAGATTAAAATGACCAAAACTCTCATTCCTGTTACTGATCTCGTTGAACAGTACACAGAGGATCTATGTGACGTGTTGGGCAAGCAATATATTAGATACACCATCGGACATTATGAGAGAGACCTTGCCAGAGGTGAGGGATCAGACTATTCAGTTAATAAACTGAAAGCACTTCAGAATGGTACTGAGGATGATGTAATTACATTTAAAGTTGTTAGTGGTCGCAAGTACCATAAGATTGTACAAGTAGAGCGTGACGGTAGAGAGTCTAGCGTACATGCATTCGTTGACAAGAAGACTGGTGCAGTTTACAAACCTGCATCATGGAAGTCTCCTCATACTAAATACGTACGCTTCAATCTATTAGATGAGCAGTCTCGTGCTGAATGCTTTGAGAGAGCAGATTGGGCAGGTGGTTACCTCTATCTTAGATAGGGTTGACCTTTCATCCATTTCATACTATACTACATACATTCATCACCTCCAATGAAACCAAATCCACTTGCAGACTACATTAAGACATTAGTAGAACCATTTCCTACCAGATATACTGTTGGGGAGTATTCATTTAGTGTCACTCCTCGTACAGATATAGATGAGGATGGAGAGTTACGCTACTGGCGTGCATTCAGGAAGTTTCCTAATGATTTCGCTGCTGCTCTCAATCGTATGCTACCACGTGATGTACAATTCGTCTCGTACGATCATTTATCCAACACACTGACTTTATTAAAGTTATGAACACTGATGAACAACTAGTAGAACTCATGGAGATCATGGAGGATACAGTTGAATACTTTTGTGATCAACATATCGTTTCTGGAGAAACAGTGTGGAATATGGTTGCATCTCTTGCTCAAGCTAAACTAAACGTGGAGTTCCCTACCAATGAATGATGATCAAACTATAGTATCTGCTCAACGTGATGACATTCATGCGTGGGTATGTACTAGATTCAATCAACTTATGACAGAAGAGCGTATTGATGACGCTATGGCATTTGCTGATGAATATTTTGAGTGGTTAGACCCAGACCATAAAGAAGAAGAAGAAACTCTGTATCACAATGAAGAAGAAATTCACGGATTCTACCAAGAACTCATCGGCAATTGATGAGATGCGTCTACTCATCCTTAAGTATGCTGAAGCATATAATAAGGGTGACCATGCATCTGCAGAAGCAATTCTACATGAGATCAATCAAAACAAATGAATGCTACGTCACAATTGAATGTAACACCTATCTTCAGTTCGTTCCTATGTGAAGGACAACTGAACATAGACCATGATAAGGTGTTGAGTTGGATACGTAACCAACAGAGTGATGCAAATGGTAGGATAAGGTTAGGGTTAGCAGAACCTGAACTAACAGAGTATTATGCGGAGGTACGTGCGATCTTTAATGATCTGCACATGCAACTAGGTCTTAAGAGACAGTATTTTCAAGATCTTAAGAAGGGATGGGTGAATACAGATTGGAATGTACGCTTTGGTGTTGCACATAGGCACATTGAGGCAACATTTAATTCAATCTATTACCCATATGTTGAAGGAGACGAGGTAGGACACTTAGAATTAGTTAATCCTAATACTAGTTTGCCCTATGTTATATCGTCTGAAGCTAACGAGAACTCGGTAGTAGATAAGTTCAACATATACAATGCTAATCTATGGAGAGTAGTCCCACAGAGTGGTATGATTGTAGTTATTCCCAGTTGGGTAGAGCATTTCGCCACGCCTAATGGGAAGGAAAGTAATGTAAGATATTCTATTGCACTTGATAGTATTATTAAACACAAATCAAAGAAATGAATTCTATTACCTTCTCACCAATTCACAGTCGTTCACGCACTCGGCGGTCTGGGTCTCACATAAGATGCCCACAATGCAATACCATTACGAAGGTATATCACCTCTCATGGTCTGCACTAAGTTGCACACATTGCACTGAAATGATAGAAAAGGAACACTGGTACATTGAAAAAACAACCAAGAAGGAAACCTAAGTATGCCACGGACACAAAGGTCTCTAAAGAAAAATCTAACGACATTGACTACTTCAAGTGGTTCAACGCCCAAGAAAAGAAACGTCAACAGTCCAAAGGTAAGCAATAGTAGGAAGAAAGAATTGTTCCCACACTTACCTGAATGGAACTATGCTTTTATACCGAAAGATCTAACCAAACTAAACAAAGCATGGTTCAATG